TAAAGGATGCGGACGGAGATCTCTCTAAAATGGCGGATGTCATTGGGGATATTCTACCAAAGGTCATTGACGTATTTATGGAGCATCTCCCAGTGCTTTTAGATATGATCACTACGATGGTGACCTCGATCGGCTCTGCCATCGTTGACAACCTTCCGATAATCGTGGATTCGGCAACCGAGATTTTATTCACGATATTGAATGCGTTGATTTCGGGGCTACCGCAAATAGCGAATGGTGCGTTGCAGTTGATGCTTTCTCTTGTGGATGGTATTATAGACCAACTTCCGCTTCTTATTGATGCGGGACTTCAAGTGATTATAACACTTGTCAGCGGAATTGCGGCGGCACTGCCACAGTTGATTCCGTCCATTGTGGAAGTAGTTGTAAAAATCGTTGAAACCCTTATAAACAATCTGCCTCTAGTTCTTGATGCAGCGTTGCAACTTATTATGGGTTTGGCACAAGGCATACTTGATGCAATCCCCGTGTTAATTGAGGCTCTGCCAAGGGTAATAGACTCGATTATTCAGTTCTTACTCGGTGCAATTCCGCAAATTATTGACGCAGGAGTACAACTCTTAACGTCGATTATCGGAGCTTTGCCGAGCATTATTGATGCCGTCGTTGCTGCGATACCGCAAATTATCGAGGGCTTGCTTGCTGCAATCTTGGGCGCAATCCCACAGATTCTCAACGCAGGGGTTAAACTCATAACGTCATTGGTTCAGGCGTTGCCAACGATTATCAAAAAGATAGTGGCGGCAATACCGAAAATCATCAATGCGATTTTGGATACACTCCTTGATGCATTGCCGAGCATCGTTGACGCGGGCATTACCTTAATCACGGCGCTTGTGGATGCATTGCCCGTTATTATTGAAACGATAGTGGAGGCAATCCCTCTTATTATCGAGAGCATCCTAACTGCAGTGCTTGAAGCTATTCCGCAGATTGTGGACGCAGGTCTTCAGCTTATCACGGCTCTTGTTGGCGCGCTTCCTGAAATCATCGAAACTATCGTAGCGGCAATACCCGAGATTATCAACGGTATCCTTACGGCAGTAATCGGAGCAATTCCTCTTCTTATCGATGCGGGCGTTCAGCTTATTACATCTTTGATTGGCGCACTTCCCGATATTGTACTGACGATTGTATCCGCAATTCCTGTTATTATCGAGGGTATTCTTGAAGCCGTAATCGGTGCAGTTCCGCTGATTATTGACGCAGGACTTACTCTTATAACGTCCCTGATAGGCGCATTGCCCGAAATCATATTCACGATTGTTAACGCAATCCCCGAGATTATCGTTGGCATTATTGACACCTTGCTCGGTATGATTCCTATGATTATCGAGTGCGGCATTGATTTGCTGACATCTCTGATTACGGAGCTTCCTACGATTATCGTAACGATTGTGGGGTGCTTGCCTGAGCTTATAAACGGCATTATCAACGGGCTTCTCGGCAGCATTGATAAGTTCATCGAAGCAGGTGTTGACCTCTTTATGAGCCTTATTACCAATCTGCCTGCCATCATTATCGAGCTTGTAAAGTCGATGCCGAAAATCATCACTTCCTTGGTAAGCGCACTTATGAACGGGCTTGGCTCTTTCGTAGAGGTAGGCGCAAACCTTGTAAGGGGCTTGTGGGAAGGCATCCAGAGCCTCGCCTCTTGGATTTGGGATAAGGTATCCTCTTGGGCTTCCGACCTTTGGGACGGCATCTGTGATTTCTTCGGCATTCATTCTCCCTCACGTAAAATGGCGTGGGTGGGCGATATGCTTATGACGGGACTTGCAGGTGGTATCGATGAAACCGCAGGTGAAGCAATCGATGCGGCAACGGATATGAGCAAAGACCTCAATGGAGTGTTTAATGACCTTTCCGCAGATCTGTCCACAACTCTGCCGAAGAATATCGACGTCAATGCGCATAGCACCATCACCGATGGTACGACGGGAGCTTCTGGTGGCTTTATTCTTCAACTTAACATTCAGAATTTCAATAACTATACGAGCGAGGATATCACCGAGTTGACCAATGAAATTATGGCAACGGCAGGTGCATACGCCCAAAGAAAAGGAGTGGTATTTGCATGAATTATTTTATTTATAACGGTATCAGTTCCAAGGATATGGGTGTCCGTATTAGCTCGAAAGATGTCTATTCCGCCCCCAAGTATGACCTTAAATTTCAGTCTATACCGGGGCGGGACGGAGACCTTATTTCCCCAAACGGCAGATTCCCAAACACCATGGTTTCGTATACTTGCTTTATCCCGGCAAAAAGTATTCAAGAACTCTCCGACAAGGTAACGGCGGTCAAGTGTTGGCTTTATACCGAACCCGACCGCTATCACACTCTGTCGGATAGCTACGATACTTCATTTTTCCGCAAAGCCGTGTTCAATAACAAGCTCGACATTTCGGATGAAGTTAGTAAGATAGGGGTGTTTACTGTAAACTTTACTTGTCATCCTATGCGTTTTTCGCACACGGGTCAAGTCAAAAGCACTTTTACAACATCACCTTTTACTCTTACGAATCCGTATCCGTTTGCAGCAAAACCTTATTTGAAAATCAACGGCCGTGGCACGGGAACGCTTACAATACAATCGGCTTCAAGCAATAAAATATGGGAGTTTTCCACCCTGAACGGATATACCGAATGCGACTCGGAACTTATGAATTTTTATCACGACACCGAGCCTAAAAACGATACAGTCAGCGGTGAGGACTTTCCTACTTTTGCGCCCGGCACTAACACCATTGCCTTTGATGGTGGTATCACGAGCATTGAAGTCATACCGAGGTGGAAATCTCTATGATTCCCGTCCTCTATAAAGCCAATGCTACTAATTTCTCCACTTACGGAATCGGTACTCTTGCGGACACGATTTCTTGCCAAGTGACGGAGGAAAGGAACGGAAGCTATGAATGCGTAATGAGCTATCCCATCACGGGACAGTTCTATTCTGAAATACAAAAGGAGCGCTTAATAAAAGCCAAACCGAATGACACGTCTGCAAACCAGATGTTCCGTATTTATAGAATTACGAAACCCTTAAACGGCATCGTAAAAATATATGCGCAACACATATCTTACGACCTTACTTCTATTGCGACCACGCCTTGGAGTGCAGAAAATATTATGCCGCAAGTGGCACTCGACACTGTTTTCGAGAAGGCGCTAACTCCGCATAATTTTACCTTCCACACTGACTACGAAAATAGCAAACCTTTCTCGGTATCCAAGCCAAAGAGCATACGTTCTGTGCTTGGTGGCGAGGAGGGTTCTCTTATTAGCCTTTGGGGCGGTGAGTTCGAGTGGGACAACTACCGTGTCATTCACCATCAAGGGCGCGGAACGTCAACGGGTGTGGTTATTGAATACGGCAAGAACCTCACAAGCCTTGAGCAGGATGCAGATATTTCTGGCGTTTATACGGACATTTTGCCGTATGCGGTTTACTCCGATGATGATGGAAACGAAATCGTAATCACACTTTCGGAGCAAGTTCTGTCTATCTCCAATAGCACTCTTGTTCAGCGCAAAACTCTTATAAAAGACTTTACCGATTCCTTTGAGATGGATGAAGTTATCACCGAGGAGGTACTTCGTTCAAAGGCCGAAACCTACCTCAAAAACAACCCTTTGGGTGTTGAAAATCCTACGATTAAGGTCTCATTTGAGCCTTTATGGAAGCAACCCGAATATGCTGCGGTTTTAGAAAGAGTTTCTCTTTGTGACCGCGTTACGATTAAACACACAGACCTTGGTGTCAGTGCTACGGCAAAGGTGGTAACCACGGTTTACGATACTCTTGCCGAGCAATATGTGTCTATCACTCTCGGCTCTGCAAAAAGCACTCTTGTTGATACTGTTTCAAGTACACAAAGCGCCGTGGAAAATGCCACAGAAAAGGTAGACCGCTTACCGAGCCTTATGGCTTCTGCCATCAATAGCGCGACGAAGCTGATTACAGGACAGAGTGGCGGTTATGTTGTACTGCGTGGGGATGATACGGGTCAGCCTTACGAACTTCTTGTTATGGATGCGCCTACGATTGAGGATGCCGTTAATATTTGGCGTTGGAACGTAGGGGGGCTTGGCTTTTCAAGTCATGGCTATAACGGTCCCTACGAAACGGCAATTACGGCAGATGGCGCAATCGTAGCAGATTTCATCACCTCTGGCACTTTAATTGCAAATATCATCAAGGCAGGAACACTCTCTTCTCAAGATGGTTCTTCTTATTGGAACTTGGAGACGGGAGAGGTGGTGCTTCGCGCATATGCGACCACAGAGTCTGTGGAAGAAGCAAACACTCGCATTGATGAAATCAACGAGCAGAAGATGTACCGCCTTGTGATTTCCTCTTCCAACGGAAACATCTTTAAAAACAACAATATCAAC